TCGGCGCAGACCGATGATGCGGATGCTGCCGAAGACGGCCTTGTCTTCGCGCAGCGCGATCCCGCGCGCCGTCCGCAGGGCGCTCGTCTTGCTGCTGACGGGCTTGCCGAGCGCGTCGGACAGGCGCGCATAGGTTATCGTCTCTCCGATGGGCGTGAGCAGCAGCTCTTCGTGCAGCCGGATCGCGTCGGCTGACGGCTGAAAAAGAACGGGGAGGTCATCGGTCATTGGTTAGACCTTGCGTTGCGACGAGAAGCGGCGCGGAGCGGAGCGAGGAGCTGCGATGCAAGGGGGCGCGCTGCGCGGCGATGTGTTGCGGGGCGTTGAGCAGTGGAGCGATGCGCGGCGTGGCGAGGCGTTGCGGTGAGAGGCGCAGCGTAGCGAGGCGTAGCGAGGCGCTGCGAAGCGGCGTGGCGTTCATGCGGCGAGCCTGCCGTAGCGTTGCGTGAGCCGCTCGATCTTGGCCTCCAGCTCGCGGATGAACCGCTCGACCTCGCGCTCCAGCTCCCTGATGTAGCTCTCATCGCGGTTCACGCGCTTGATCCAGATCGACATTGCGGTGGGGTAGTCGGGATTGTAGGAGCAATAGTCGCACCATTGCCGCCCGGTGCAACCGAGTTGCCACGACATTTGTGCGTAGTAGTCCTGGCTGACCGTTTCGTGGTCGAGCGTGTCGAGGTGCGCCGCAGGCTCCGGACACTTGATCTCGACAAGGCCCTTGTCGCCGACGAGGCCGTCGGGCGAGGCGTGCGCGCCTGCGATCTTCGGGTGGACGACGAGGCCAATCTGCTCGATCTCGTCAAGGCCCAAGCCCTTGAGGATGGCGTACATCAGTCTGGCTTCCGGCTCGCGCGCCGTGCCTTGCAGCATGGCTGCGCTCTTGTATTTCTCGTAGGGCTTGCCAGTGGTTCGCTCGATGAGCTTCTCGGCCATCAGGGACGCGCGATCTGCGGAATAGGCTTTCCCAGAGTTGATTTTTCGGACGACACGCGGAACGTCGCTCGCGCCTATGCTTCCGCATCGCGCCTGCCTCCACTCGTCACTGCCCTGGAGCATTGCTTGCCCTCCGCTTCTCGGCTTTGCGCAGGCCCAAGACCTCCTTCAGCCGCTTGGCCTGATCGACGTTCAGCTCCGCGACCGACTCGACGCCGTAGAGGTGCAGCATCACGTTAGTGCTTGATCCCGTGTCGGCGATCAGGCGCTCCAGCTCGTTCGCCTGCTCGGCGCTGATGAGTGGCGTTGACGCTGAGAGCGATTGCGCGTCGTCATCTCTGCCTGCGGCAAGGCCGAGCGCGGCGCGCAAGCCATAGCGTTGGAGATACGTGAGCGCGGAGCCGAGCGCCTGTAGCGAGTTCATATTTGAGCCTGGAGGAATGGCGGTTGAGCCTTCGAGCGGCTTGCCGGTCTTCGTGTACCCGTCGGCGTGCGACAGGACGGTCGAACAAAAGACCTTATCGCCCTGCTGCCAGACATCGAACCGGTAAGACAAACCATGCTGACTAAGCACTGGGTCGATCACGCGGGCGATGTCGGCAAATTCTTCGTATTTGTACTTGGTTCTCGACTTGCCCGGGTCCTTGGAGGCGAACTCCACCTGATGCTTTTTGAGGACCGGTTCGGCGGCCCCTTTCGCCAGCGAGAGCGCGGCGTTGAAGGCGCGCTCGGCGGCGCGGTCTTCCTCCTCGCGGCGAGCGGCGAGGAGCCGGTCGAAAACTTCGATGTTGAGTTGAGGATTGGTGGCGAGCCTCTCGATCACCGAGAGCAGGCCTTCGTTGCGTTGCGGAGCGTCGAGGTGCGCGGCGGCGCGAAGCGCAGCGGGGCGCTGCGTCGCGTAGTGCGGCGTTGCGGCGGGAGTTTCAGAGGGCAGGCCGCCTCCGGAAGTCGGAGCGGCCTCCGGAGGCGAGGCGGCCAACGGCTGGCGAGGGACCGCGTCGTCTTTGGCCGCATCGACATCGTTGCCCATGGCCTAGCTCCCGGTCAAGCAGAAGGCCGATGATGTCCATGAGTTTGCCGGTCAGTCAACCTATGAATGTGCGAATACTTGTGGATAGTATAGATGTCCTGCGGACATCTTCTTACGTTAGACCACATGCGGTCTTACGTAAGACCACAACTCTTGGTGTGGAAAAGTAATAGGATGTCCACCGGATACAATTGACTATCGAATATCCTCGACGCAACTTGCCGCCATGCCGCTGCGACAAGAAAACAGACAATTCAAGCCTCCGCGCCATGAGCTGCTTCGGCTTCGCAGGGAGCATCACAAGCTCCATGGCGACAGAGCCGAGACGTTTGCCGAGAAGCTCGGCGTCAGCCGGATGCACATGACATCCGTCGAGCGAGGCCGCCGCGATCCGTCGCTCGAATTGGCGGTTCGCTGGCTGGAGCTGCTCGGCCCGGAGGCGACGCCCGATCTCTTCGAGCCATGCCCTGCGCTCGACCTCTGCAAGGCCCTGCAGCGGCGGTTCAAAGCCCAACCGGAAAACATCGAAGCAGCTTAAGGAGGCGCGCGTGGCGCGGCGTAGAAATATTTTTGCGCCTCGCGAAGCCGCCATCCAGGCCGCCGTCCTCGAACACTGGCTGAACTTCGGCGTTCCCGGCTCGCTCGTCGCCGCGATCCCCAACGCATTCGCTCACGGCCAAGCGGGCCTGACGAGGGGCCTGTTCGACCTCATCGTCATCACGCCGCAGCTCGGCGATCGCACGGGCTGGCTGGAGATCAAGGCCGACGACGGCTCGCTCGGCGTCGCCCAGCGTTGGTTCAAGTCGCTTCTGATCGACCGTAGCGTCCCCTTCGCCGTCACCTACGGGCGCGATCAGCCCATCGAAGTCTTGGAGCTGTGGGGCGCGGTCAGGCCGCAGAGGGTTGCGGCATGATTATCAGGCCCGATGATCCTATTGCGACTGAGGCGTGGCGTCGCGAAGCCTCCCACCATGAGGGGCATCGTAATTTCCGCCCGCACCTTCGCCCAATCGGCGCAAACTTGATGGGCCTGCGCGGCGAGCAAGCGTTCGGGGAACGCTATGGCATTCCCGTAAATCTTGAGCCGAAACTCGGCGGCGACGGCGGTAGAGATTTGAGAGTGCCGGTGCGGGCGGTCTTGCCGGTGGACTGCAAGGCCGCAGTGTTCCCCAAGGATTTGATTGTCGAGGCAGAGCGCACCAAGCCGTGGACGATCTATGTCTTGTGTCGATATCTGGAAGGCGAAGACCGCTGCGAACTCCTGGGTTGGCAGTGGGGGCGTATCCTGATGCGCAGCGAGCCGAAAGACTACGGCTACGGCGTTCTAAATCACTGGCAACCGAGAGCGTTAATTCGGCCAATGACCGATCTGGACGCTTGTGTGCTTCTGCCATGACCCAGCCATCCCTCGCCGAGCAGATCGAGGCCGTCCAGTGGGCCTGGGCGCAGTGCAGCATGTGGGGCCGCGTCAGGCCTGACCAGTGGAAGCTCAAAGACGACAGGCGTCGGCTCGCCGACGCGCTCGATCACGCAGGCGCGACGCTGCTCGCGCTCGAGGAAGGAGGCAACAAACCCATGAGCCTGCTCACGCCGCATCTGACCAAACCCTACCAACCCGGCGTCGCCGCAGCCCTGGCGGCGACCGTTCCCGGCATGGCGTCGGTCGCCGTCCCCGATAGCCCGAACACATGCCGCCAGTGCGCGCGCTGGGGCCGCAAGAGCTTCAAGCGCGACCATCGCGGCGAGCTGAAGCCCAAGCGTTGCTACAAGGCGTCGGGCTTGATGCAGGGCAAGCAGCAGCCTGCGGTCCCGCATCAGCAGCGCGCCTGCCGGTTCTTCGAGTTGCGTCGCGTCGATGTCCCCGCGTTTCGGGAGGCGAAGGCGAAGGCCAAGCCGTGACCGATCCTATCCTCATCGCTGATCTCATACGCGCTGACGTGCCGCCCGATCTTGTGGGTCGGGTAGCGGCCGCCCTGGCGGCTGCGGAGGCACGGGCGGAAGGCGCGCTCACTGAGATTGCACGTGTTGAGGCGGATGAAAGGGCGTTCGAGGAAGCAAAGCTCGCTCGCAGGAGAGAGCGAAATGCACGCTACTATAAGACGCATTCAGACGTCTTAAGACGCGCAAGTCGTCTTAAGACGTCTGAGCGCCAACGCGCGCGCGTAAACGCTAACCTACCCTTAGAAGAACCCCCAAAAGAAAAACCGCTGCCTTCGGCAGCCGGTACAAAGAAAAACCCCCAAGCGTCTGAAACCGGGCATCGGCTACCCGATGATTGGCACCCATCGGATGCCCTTGCGGTCTTCGCCGAAGGGCTGGGCGTGGTCGGTCACCAGCTCGACCGAGCCGTCGCCGAGTTCCGCGACTACTGGCGCGCCGTTCCAGGCCAGCGCGGGCGCAAACTCGATTGGGACGCAACATTCCGAAACCGACTGCGCGAAACGAACGCGCGGAGCAACGGAGGATCGAATGGGACCGGACGACGAGGACAAAAAGGTTCTCTCATTGAGGCCGGGATCGAAAGGGTCCGTTCGGCTATGCGACAACAAGACGGCGAGTATGCAGGCGACCCAGCTTTTCGGTTTGTACCGCAACGCTGATGTCAGCGCGCCGGATATTTTCTTGGCTGGCGTAGTGGCGATCTTGCAGCAATATCCGCAGGCCGTGGTCGAGAAGGTCTGCGCGCCGAGCGGTCTTCCATCACAGTCGAAATGGCTTCCCTCAATCGCTGAGATCAAGGAGGCCTGCGACAAGGTGAACGGCACATGGAGGCCGCCCGATGGGATGCTTAGTCCGTCTGGCTATGTCTACGACAGCAGCAAACCGGGCGGGATCAACTTCCTTGCCGAGCCAAGGAACCGGAGGTTTTTCTATGAGGACTAGCCAGCCGGAAACGCCTTACGGCCCGAAGTTCTGGGCTGCGCTCGACAAGCAGGGCTGGACGCTGGAGCATTACCATTCGCTTTGTCGCGAATACAGCGATCACCGAGAGTTCAAGCCGCCGCCAGCGCGTGAGTGGCCTGTCTCGCCAGAGCGCCGCAGGGAGCTGGCCGACATGCTGCGCCGCGCCGTCGCGGACGTAGAGCTGCCTGTTAGCGATACGCCGCCGCCCGATGCGCGCTACGCCAAGACCGACGCCGAGCGCGCCAACGTCGAGGCCAAGCACACCGAGACGCTCGATTGGCTCAAGATGCGCTATGACGAAGAGCCGGTGAAGGGCGGTCCCGCGCTCGCGCGCTATTTAGGCGGATCGGGTGGGCCGCCCTCGCCGTGAGCGACCAGCTCGAAGACATCCTCTTCGAGTTCCTCGATGCGGCGTTTGAAGTCGGCCTGCTCTGCGATCAGGGCGCGCAGGGCGGCGTGATTGGACTGCGAGTTGCGCAGCTCGCTGCGCAGGACGCGCGTGGAATAGACGAGGTAGACCGCAATGACCCCGATGACGACAGTCTGGAATGCGTCAATGATCTGTGTGGCCACAAATGGCGTCCAAAGTTGTCCAATGGACATCATCATCTGTGAGTCGCCCAGCAGGCGCAATACTGCTTTTTAGTGGGGTCCGCGCAGGAGATAATCCGGCAGGGCGAGCCGGAACCTGTCGAAGGCGAGCTGGTCCTCGCGCCGGTTCGTTTCGACGTAGGCGATGATCTCGCGCAGCGTCTCGACGCCGATCCGCTCGATGATGGTCCGAACGAGCGCCTCCCAGTGGATGAGGTCATACTCGGCGGCGTCGTCGCTCAACCGTCTCATGGGGCGGGTCCTTTCTAAAGATGTCCGCCGGATAACACTCTCGTCACAGAAGCGTGACAAAGTCCACCGCGCAAAGCGGTTAGGTCTTACGCGGTCTTACGCGATTTGACGTGAAACCTGTGGATAAGTGCGCGCCCGATCAGCGTTTTGGCGGGTTCGCCTGTCGCTGGGCGGCGGTCATCTTGCCGCGCGCGATCCCCTGCTTGGTGGCCTGCAGCGTCCCGGCCTTGAGGTTGCCAGCCTTCTGCTGCGAGGCGACGGCTGCCGCGTATGGGTTCGCCGCGCTGCCTGCGGCTTTGATCTTCGCGACGGCGCGGTCGAGGATTTTGGGCATGTCAGCTCCGCGTGAGGTAGACGCGCTTCTTCGGGCGCGTCGGCAGCGTCGGGCGCGTCGGCAGCGTTGGGACGCGACCGGCGAGCTGCTCGAAGAAGATTTGCAGCAGGCCCCTGTGCGGAAAGGCGGGGTTGTCGGTGAAGTCCGCCGCCGCGAGCGAGGCGGCG